ACCGCACCTGTTCCAGAGTCTCCTTTAAAATCTAGATCTTGAGTCGTGACGTGAGTATCGACATAATCTTTTACGGCAGCCGAAGTAGGTAGGGAAGTGTCATTATCGTTGTTAGATATGCCGTCTGCCTCGTTCACTAACTTGTTTATAGAAACCGCAGTAGAGGTCCCTTTAAAATTAGCAAATTCTAGTATTCCAGTAGACTTGAGGTCTCCGCCTGTATTTAAATATATACCTGAATTGTTCCCTAACCCATCCGACATTTGCTTTAAAGCTGCAGTTAAAATGTCATTATCTGAAGTTTTAAAAATACTCTTATAAGTTAAACTTATTTTATTTCCCGTTAGTGTACTCATATTTTATCTTTTTTAGGTAAACAATTAATTTATTTACGTTTTTGTTTTTTATTTTATACTGTTTTTTCATAATACCCAACCTACCCAGTTAGCTTGCCCATCAGGATACATATCGTCATTTGCGTTACTATAGTATTCTGGAAACTTTGTTGAAGCGTTAAAATTCATATAATCTATAAATCTTCTAGTATAAAAGTCTGCAAAATCTCTATATTTTTGTACTAAGAAATCTACTTCAGATTTACTAGGTATTTCTGCATTTTCTGAACGGTGTTTATAAGTCCCCCCTTGTTTAGTAGCAAAATTTGAGAAAGGAAGAAAATCGACCATACTAAACATTATTAGCATAGGTTGTACATATTCATTAACTAGCAGAAAATAATCTGGATTTGCAACCTGAGTTAAAGTTCCAGCAGTAATTAAAGCAGAAATTTTGTTATACAGATCCGTTCCTAAATAGTTCTGGATGTGCATTTGTTGTGCTATCTTAATAAAGGGTAAAAGCTTGTCAGTATCTACCGACCCGTCAATAATAGTGTTTTTTACTAAGTCGTTTCTCGATATAAATAAAGGTGTAGCCATAATTAATTTTTTCTATAGTTTGGATCTAAGGACCACCAGTCATTTTTAGGTTGAGCAACTTGAGCCACTTCAGGGACATTAGTTTCTATTTGTGCTTCTTTTTTTAAGCTAGGATCTAGAGCTGCTATTTTTTTTCTAGCCTCTGCTACTGTAATCCTTTCGTTGTTTTTTCTTAAGTAAGTTCTTCGCTCCCAATAATGGGCACAGTTAACTCCTCCTTTATAAAGCCACAGATTGTAAGTGCTTGATCCTGAGGGTGCTAGCTCTGAATTATCTGAGCTTTCTTTATTTAAGTCTTCCATACGGTAAACCTTTTTAGCTGCCCACATTTTACGACAGAAATCTCTTTCTGGATTATTAGATCCGTAGTATCTGTAGCGTACTTTTATTATACTTGTATCTTGAGAGCTTTTTTTATTAGGTGTACTAGTAGGAACTGAAGCTAAGTCTGTAGCAAAATTTAAAGAGTGATTAATTATTTCATCGTATTGGTTAGCTGGTCTACTGTCTATAAGTTCGTAACCATCCATTTCCTCGTCTTCTCCTTTACTTTTTAATTCGTCTAAAAGAGCTTTAGTTAATTTTTTGTTAATATTTAAAGGCACGCAATTAGGCACTTCTTTGCCATCTTTTATTTTAGTACCTATCATTTCATAACCATCATAACAAGGTTTTTTAAGATCCGTATGTTCCTGACAAGGCATATACCAAGTTTTGCCGTCTTCCTCCATTTCGTGATAGCCCATACATCCTAACTCATTAGCTTTATTCTCAGCTTCCTCTATAGTTTCGTATGCAGTTTTACCATCTATTTTCTTTAGACTAAATTTTTGTCCTGTCTCCTCTTCTATTTGTTCTTTGTTAGTTGCGTTAGCTAAGTCATTAAATTCTAGCGGCTGGAGCGTTTTAAAGTACAAATTAAGCACTATCTCGTTATAGGCTAGTATATCGTCAAAAGCATTCAATAAAAGTTGCTGGAAAGGAGCTATGACAGTATTGTCCATTAAAGTACTAGCAGTAACAATTTCTTCAGCATTATTTCCAAAGCCTGACATATCTTTAATTCCGAATAAAATAGGACTAGTAACTCTGTGAGCTACCATTATTTTTTTCATACTTTCGTTAGACAAAAACTCATATTGCTGAGCAGCGTCACTTAGTTGGACCGCCTCCATAGTAGCAGCGGAGTCTTTGTCGTCATTAAACGCCAAAATAAAACGCCCAGCATTACTGCTTCCCTGATATTTAGCTGCTATTTGTTGTTCTATAAGATTTCTCTCTTCCTCTGTAGGGGTTCCGTTGTTAAAATTTAAAAGCATACTCGGAGCCAAACCGTTCATTATATTATTTAAATGATAGTTAGCTATTTCCTCTTCAAGTTCTGCATACTGAATTCCTCCCTGATAATCTACAGGACTATAATATTTAAATCCTGCTCTATAAGGCTTAACGTATAAAACCTCTATAGGACTATTTGAAGTTCCAAATACAGGAATCCTTTCTAAGTGGTCTCCGTTTTGATACTCGGACCAGTCATAATAGTAATAATAAGCTTGTATTTCTCCGTCTCCTCCAGCTTCTAGTTTTTCTGCTCTAAGAGTTTCTACTGGTAAGTGTTCTACTGTAACTATTTTACTTCTATCCTCAGAGTATATTATTTGCATAGCGCATTGACCCATTAGTTTTAAATCACTGGCTAGTTTTGATTGCATACTTTCAGAAAGTAAAGATTTCATCTGAGCGTATTGGTCTGGTTTTCTGTTTGAGTCTGTAGCGTCTAGATAGTGTCCTACTATCATTTGAGACATTCCGTTTATAATTGCATTGTTAGTAGCAGATCCTAAAAAGCGGTCTATAAGAAACTGAAAGTATTCGTTATCACTACCATAGCTAACAAATTCCTGATTACTTACTTCCTTTATTTCTGGAGTAGTGTAAGTGTTTAATTGTACAAAATTAACTTTCATATTTAAAATATTATATAGTCGTTGTTCCCTGATTGATTTTGTTTGTAAACTCCTAAATTCATATCGTAGTAGTCATCGTTCATTTGGTCTATAGTTTGGTCCGTACAAAATATCTTGTCTCTAAAAATAACTGTTCCGCTAGTATTACTAACTCTCATATCATAATACCTACCCTCTATTAAATCTAAATTCATAGTTACGTTTACTAAATCGTTTACTATAATTATTCCTACTTCGTCTTCCCAGTCATTAGTAGCCAATTCCCAGTTTACATTAAAAGTATTCCAAAGGCTACCGCTAGTTAAAACGCAAGTTTCAATATTAGTACTTTCGTCTCTAATACATATAGTTACGTCTACAGTATATTCTCTAGGAATTATACTAAAAGTTTGAGCGTCTTTAGATGTTTTTAATATTATCATTTAATCCTTTAATAGTATAACGTACAAAAAATATTATTTGTAAAACATTCTTAAAAAGAAATAGGGGACAAATCCCCTACTCCTAATCTAAACACAGAAAAATTTTATTAAACAGGGTCAATAACCGCTCCTAATACTAAAGCAGAAACTACTGCAGAAGCACAAAAGAAAGCTGGTAACTCTTCTTGAGAAGAGAACGTTAAATTAAAGCCTGTGAAATCTGCTAAGGCAGTTCCTGAATTAATATCGCCTGCACTTACGTCACATCCGTTAAACGCTCCTAAAAGGAATGTATTATTATTAAAATCTTGAACGAAAACGTGAGGATTTCCTTTTGCAACGTCTTGTATTTCTCCTTGCGTTAATTTGTCTAGTTTTTGTAACTGTATAGTTACACTTTGGTCATAATAAACCGTACCATTTTCAGCACTTGCAGTAATCGTCTGGGTCATACCTGAAGATCCTGGCTTTACTAAATATTTATATGCGGCTGGTGTAGTACTTATTGCAGTAACTTCTGCTCCAGTAACCGATAAGGTTCCTAAAGTTCCAAAGTCCGCTAGAATTATACTTTTCACCCCGCCCACACTCTTGTTACAGGGTAGGTTACGGCCTATAGCTAATATTGAACAACTCATAATTTATATATTTTTTATAAAAAAAAGGGTAAGCAGATTTCCCACCTACCCCAATTTTAGATTAATTTAATTTTTAAGAATAAACTACAATATCTGAAGCTATTCCATAATTTACAACTCCGCTAAATCTACAGATTACTCTTACATTAGCTGATCCATCTAAATCACTCATATCGAGCAATTTAACTTCACTCATATTTCCTACTAAGTCTGTTCCAAAGTACAAGTTTGAACGTTCTGCTGCCATCATAGAATTGTCATTCATTCCCTGAGCTACAAAAATCTTAACTCCGTCAAAAGTAAGACTACCATTGTTAAACCATTGAGTACCCATTGAGTTTGTTCCTGAACCTCCAAGACCTGCCGCAGCAAATCCGCCTAAAATTCTCACATAAGCTCTAGCTACGTTTTGAGAAACGTATAAGTGTAGGTCCTCTTTACCATATAAAGCTGATGGAATTTGATCTACAACTTTCCCC